GAAGGGTGGATTTAATAGAAACGACTTGACAAAAGTCGCACATTATGTTATTATTATGTTATACTTACATGATAATTATTACAACCGTGAATCTCAAGGAGAACACAATGAAGTTAAGTGAAAGCACAGTATCGTTCTTGAAGAACTATGCTAACATCAATCAAAGTTTGGAATTTCGCGAGGGTAGCACTCTCAGAACTGTATCCCCTCTAAACACAATTCTAGCCTCTGTTGAAATCGGAGAAGATTTTCCTAAGACGTTTCCAATTTACGAATTGAATCGTTTTCTTGGAACTCTTTCTTTATTCAAAGACCCCGAACTAGTTTTTTCGGAAAGTAGTGTATCCATAAAAGATGGTAGTCATGAATCGACATATCATTATTGTGGTAGTAGTTCAATGTTTCAGACTCCACCTGAGAAAGAAATAGACTTTCCAGATGCAGAAGTTTCTTTTGAGTTGTCAGAAGATATTTTCAAGAAAACTATCAATGCTGCTAACACTCTTGGTTTACCAGAAGTTGTTGTTCAAGGCGATGGAAATGAAATTTATATTCTTGTATCTGATACTGGAAATGTAACATCAGATTCTTTTTCAACTGTTGTTGGTTCTACTGATAAGACTTTCCGTATGATATTCAAACTGGAAAATCTCAGTAAAATAATGGAAGGCACTTATGATGTTCGCCTTTCCTCTAAAAGAATATCACATTTTAAACGTCAATCTGATACTCTAAACTATTGGATTGCTCTTGAAGCGAACTCATCTTATGATGAGTAATTTGATTATAATTTATATTATGAAAGTGAAATATTATGGCAAAAGATTCCTTATTGTGGGTAGAGCGTTATAGACCTCTTACAATCTCAGAATGCATTTTATCGGATAGTATCAAGGGAACACTATCTGATTTGACTAAAGAAGGTAAAGTTCCTAATCTGTTGCTCTCCGGTTCAGCGGGAGTTGGTAAAACAACTGTTGCTAGAGCATTGTGTGAGCAAACCAATTCCGATTACATTATCATCAATGGTTCAGATGAGGGTAGAATGATAGATACTCTCAGAACTAAGATGACACAATTTTGTTCTACCATATCTTTATCTGGAAGTTCAAGAAAAGTTGTTATCATAGATGAAGCAGACTACTCAAATCCCGATTCTGTTCAACCAGCAATGAGGGGTTTCATTGAGAAGTTTGCTGATAATTGTTCTTTCATCTTCACTTGTAATTACAAAAATCGTATTATTGAACCGATACATTCTCGATGTGCGGTTATCGATTTTGTTTTATCCAAAGATGAAAAACCAAAGATAGCATCTAAGTTCATGGAAAGATGCGAACATATTCTCGATTCTGAAAATGTGGTTCACGATAAGAGAGTTGTAGCAGAACTTATCAACAAACATTTTCCTGACTTTCGTAGAGTAATCAACGAACTTCAAAGATATTCATCCTCTGGAAATATCGATTCAGGTATTCTAGCAAATATTGGTGAATTGAACTTAGACCAATTGATTTCTTCTTTGAGAGAAAAGAACTTTCAGAACATGAGAAAATGGGTTGCTACTAATGTTGACAATGACCCTGCTACTGTCTATCGTAAAATCTATGACAAACTATATGAAGTATTAGAAAAATCATCCATACCACAAGCGGTATTGATTATTGCTAGTTACCAGTACAAATCCGCTTTCGTAGCAGACCAAGAGATTAACTTGGTTGCTTGTCTGATAGAGTTGATGGCAGAATGTGAGTTTGTATGAGCCCATTCGACTTCATAAATCAAATCAATCATGGTAAGAAAAACTTGATTGATGAAACACCAAATGTGGAAAAGGAGTATACCTCTTTTATCATAAATCGTGGTTTGAGTTTTAATCACGATACGGCTCTGTATGCTAATGAAATGAATGTTCAGAACCACCTAGATCCAAAACTTCAATTTGACTTTTTACTAAATACAATAAGACCCAAAAAGAGATGGAGTAAATGGATTAAACGCGAAAATAATGATATTCTTGAACTAATCAAGAAATATTATAATTGCAGTTATACAAAGGCAAGAGATTATTCTACATTGCTGAACGACTCGCAATTAGACATTATTCGACAAAATATTGAATTAGGTGGTTTGAAAGGAACAAAATGAGTGAAACTATCATCCAATCGATGATTGAAGTTACATTAAAAGAACCCGATGATTTTCTCAAAGTAAGAGAAACCCTCACAAGAATCGGAATTGCATCACGCAAAGAAAAAACATTATTTCAATCTTGTCATATTCTCCACAAGCAAGGAAAATATTACATAGTACATTTTAAAGAACTTTTTGCGCTAGACGGAAAGACATCCAATTTTTCAGAGAATGATGAAGCTCGTAGAAATACAATAGCTAATTTACTTTCTGAATGGGAATTAATTTCTCTAGTAAAAGCAGATAAATCAGCAGAACCTACAGTTCCATTGAGTCAATTAAAGATTCTTTCTTTCAAAGAGAAAGAGGAATGGGAGTTGACACCGAAATATAATATAGGAAATAAGAAGGAAGCTGATGTCGAGAATGACGAGTGATTTATATTTTTACAAAACAAATCCAGCAGTAAAAAAACCTATTCGTGCTACAGAAGGTTCTGCTTGTTTTGACTTATGTTCATTTTTACCAGAGAATTCAGAAGTAAATATATACATGAATTCTCATGAACAGTTAGACAAGAGAACCAGAAAAGTAGTAAATGGAAAAGTTCAAATTAATCCTCACGAAAGAGCATTAATTCCTACAGGATTAATTTTTGATATTCCAAAAGGTTTTTCGATTCGTTTATATCCACGGTCAAGTCTTGCTCTCAAACAAGGATTGACACTTGCAAACAATGTGGGCATTATAGATTCTGATTATGTTGAACCAGTTTACATGATGGTTTACAACATAAGTGGATACCAACAATTTGTATTCGATGGAATTCGTATATGTCAAGCTGAACTTGTTCATGAACTATCGTATATGATATTCCAAACTGATGTTCGTCCAGAACAAAAAACCGATAGAGATGGAGGATTTGGTTCAACCGGAAAGGAATAGTTTTGGCTTACATTTTAAACAAATGGACAGTTGCTACAGTTCAAGTTGTCTATTACATACCAGATTATCTACATATAGTTCAAGAATTCATGTGGCAGACAGAAGACCAGTTGCCTGAATTTCCTCGCATTGCCAAATTCCTAGACTATTGGGATAAGAATATAGACGGACCAATCAAAGAAGTTTTTATCTATGATCAAGGGGAAAGTGAAGTCAGGATGGTAGATAGAAGATTTAAAATGAATTGAACGTAGGAAAATAGATTATGTCAGAAGAAGATATCGCACAAGTAGAATACAAAGAAGAAAAACAGATGGGCAAGGCAGCCAGCCTTGCTATGGAACTCTCAAAAGAAAAGAAACGACTGCAACAAGAGCTTGAGGAAATGCAGGCTCAGTTTGAAGAAGTTTCACCTAGTACACCTTCAGGTGGACCAGACAGTTATCTCAAATGGATAGGTGTAATTGCTGCTGTACTTGGAATATTCCTTCAAAATGCAGGACTACCCATATATGGTCAAGTTTTTTATATTATTGGTACTGGATGTTGGACTGCTGTAGGATTTTACTGGAACGATAAAGCAGTCATGTTAGGCAGTGTTATTCCAGCAACTTCAGTTGCTATGAATTTAATACAAAAATTAGTAGAAATGTGAGAAAAGACTTGACAAACGTTTCGTTTTTCTGTATAATAGTACATGAAGAATGAGGAAAGGGATTAACCCTTTCCATTTTTACCCACAAATCAAGAAAATATTATGAAAATGTCCAAAACCTTCCAAAAAGAATATAAGAGACTTTATTTAGAAATGGCCACTCTTTGCGAAAATGAGCCTGGTGTGGGTGATCCTTTTTCTTATGCTCGTTCTAAAGAAATTTTCACAGCTATTGAAATGCAACACGAAATTTCTGACACACTCGCGGGAGCGGATGGAATTGACCAAGAAGGCGCCTGTGAATATAAATCAAC